TGATGCTATCTCTGAAGACCTTAGAGATGGTGGTAACGCTAACATCATTGAAGCAACTAAGTTCTACTTTGATGCTGATGGTAACTTCCTTTCCAATGGTTTAGAGGATGAAGAAGAATATGCTATCTTCGCTTTCAATAGAGCAAGAGATCTTTGCAAGAAAGCAATTGCTAACCTTCTGACAGTTAAGGCAGAGATTTTTGACCCAGAAGCAGCAGTTGTTTCTAATTCTCATGCTGATGCTGCAAATCTAATCACAACAAACAAAGAGTTTATTGCTAAGGAAGCATATGAGCGTATGCTTACTGCATACCCAGCATATACACCACAGGCAGGTAATAGCGAGCAAGATTGCCTAGATGACGTTTACGACGTTATCGATGAGATTCTCTACAACTTGAAGTATGGTGGAAATGATAAGGTATATGATGCCGCTTTGGTTTATGTAACCAATGTATTTGAAGGAAACCCTGTAGAAACGTTTATTGATGCCGAGCGTGATGAAGCAGCAGCAGTATTTGCAGAAGCAAAGAACATTGCTATTCAAGTAATGAGAAATGAGGACGTTACAGTTTCTGCTGGTAACCCTCTAACTCAAGTTAAGGACTTAACGATTACTCCTGATACAGCATCTCCTGCATGTCAAGAAGTTGCTGCAGCACTAGACACTCTATTCAGCATCATTGTTCAAGCAATTGGTTCTGACGCTGGTGTAGGTTCTATCAGCAATATCACTAGAACATCTCCTTCTGGTATCATTCCTGGCGTTACTATTGGATCTAAGGGTTCTGAGAATGCACTAGACAGCAGTGGTGTTACTATTGATAGTGCTAACAAGCAAGATCCTGCAGGTCGCAATAAAGACGCTCGCAATCAGATCGTTGCTAACAGAGACTATATTCTCGATTCTGCACTAGCAGAGATCGGTGTATACCACCCAGATTTCTTAATTCCTGGTGATACAGACGACGATACTTCTAGATTCTCTGATGCATATCGTTTCATCCGTAGAAACAAGAAAGAGATTCAGGACAGAGCAGTTGCTGCTATTGCTCTAAATCATCCAGACTTTAAGTTCCCTGGCGATTCTAACACTGCAGCATCTTACAGATATGCTGATGCTTATCGTTTGATTCAGCAGAACAGAGATGAGATTCAGGACCGTGCTCTAGCACAGATTGCTATTGATTATCCCGATTTCTACTTCCCCAACGACGCTCAAACTACATCCAACTCTAGGTTTGCTGATGCATATCGTCTAATTCAAAACAATAGAGAAGTAATTATTAATGCAGCATATGCCAATATGATTGGTGTATATCCAAATGCTGTATTTACTGAGTACAAGTGTAAGCGTGACATCGGTTACTATATCGATGCAATCTCCCTCTCTGTATTTGCTCAGACTAACAGATATGCTCGCAAGTTTGTATCTGAGTATTTTGATGCAAATGGTGCTCCAATCTCCAATGGTTTGCTAGGAGAAGAAACCGAGTCTAGACGTGCTTTCCAAGAAGCTAGAGACTTGATGAAGCAAGCAGTTACCAACACACTAGTTGGTGCTGTGTATACGGATCCAACTGTTACTGCTGATCCTGCAACTGGTTCCAACACTGATCCTAACTCTTGTGCTAACGTTAGGAGTGCTATTGACAACTGTGCTGAAGTAGTTGACGATGTTCTTGCAGCACAATCTCTCTTGGTTCTTGCTGCTGAGACTCCTACACAACAGGAAGCAGGTGAACTTAAGTGCCGTAGAGACATTGGTTACTATGTTGATGCAGTAGCTCTTGACCTCCTTATGGGTGGTAATGAGTATTCCTATAGATTTGCCGCAGAATACTTTGAGAACGCAACTACACCTATCAGCAATGGTCTTGTAGGTGAAGTTGGTGAGTCTCTAACTGCATTCAGAAAAGCAAGAGATCTAATTCAACAGGCAGTATCCAACCAACTCTATGAGAAGGATCTAACTATTACTGCTGATAATGCTCCTGGCAGCCCATATGGTCAGGGAGTACAAACAATGACTCCCGCAGGTGTTCTTTATTCTCCTTCGACTGGGAACTGCACCTTTACCGTTAACTCTCATGGTCTAGAGGTAGGTCAGAGCATTGCTATTGCTAATAACTCCATCACATTTACTTGCACGATGGACGGCAATAACACTCAGCATACTCTTCCTGATAACAGATCTTCTCTAACTTATGGTGAGAAGTATGTTAGAATTACTGCTGCAGATCAAAATACATTTACTGTAAATGTTGGTGCATCTGGTCCTAACCAGACATTTGATCCAACCGATGCTCTCTATAATGCATCTACTGGTCAATTAGTTATCAATATTGGTACACATAACCTACCAGTTGGTGCTGGTGTTGTTCTAGTTGACGACTCCTTCACATTTACTTGTGATCAGGATGGAAATGCTACACAGCATACATATCCACGCTCTACTGACCCAGCATCTGGTACATCTCTAACTATTATTGCATCCGATCCCGCAGCTGGCACCATTACAGTTAATGTTGGCGACGCTGGTTCCGCATCTGGTTCCGCACATACCTTTGTTTCTGCCGCAGCAGGCGCAGTTCAGCACTATCCACAGTCTGTACATACCTTTGTTTCCGCAGATCCTGACTGCATTAAGTTCGGTTCTAACACTTATAATCAGTTTACCAGCAATCTTTGCGCGGATGTTCAGTCTTCTGCTGCAACTCTACACACAATTATTGAGGATATTTTCCTTGATGGTAACCTCAATGATCTGCCACTCTCTGTTAACAAGGGTGAGAGAGAATTTAACGAACTCAAGTGTCATCGTGACATCGGTTATCTAATTGATGCAGTTGCACTTGACATGTTTAATCGTGGTACTAAGTGGACAAGAGAGTTTACTCTACAATACTTTGACAATGGAGTTCCTATCAGCAACGGTCTAGTTGGCGAGGTTGCTGAAAGTGTAACCGCATTTGAAGCTGCAAAATCGTTCATGACTGCTGCAGTAACCAACCAACTATACTATAAAGATCTCGGAATTACTCCAGATCCTCTTACTGGAGACAATCAAGATCCAGCATCTTGTGCTAACGTAAGATCTACAATCGAAGGTTTGGTTGATGGTGTAATTACTGTTCTTCAGGATGGTAATCTATCACAACTCCCTGCTCTTAGTGAAAGAGATTTGAGAGATGGTGAAGTTAAGTGCCGCAGAGACATCGGTCACGTTGTTGATGCTATCGCACAAGATCTCTGGTTTGGTGGTAACGAGTACACTATTGCAGCAACCAAGGAATACTTTGATGCTAACGGTCTAATTACAAACGGTGTAGATAATGAGGTTGGTCCTTCTGTAACAGCATTCAAGCGTGCTGCAGATGCGATGAACTTAGCAGTCAACAACGGATTGTATGTTAAAGATCTAGAAATTACACTTGACCGTATTGGTGAACCAGCATTTGTATCTGATATTCATGCTGATGCCTACAATATTGTCTTAAATAATGCAGCATTCATCGCTGCTGAAGCATATGAAGCGATGATTCAGCAGTTCCCATCTTATACTCCTTCTGAGGGTAACTCTGCACAGGATTGTAAGGATGATATTGTTAACGTCCTCAAGGAAGTAATGTGGGATGTTAAGTATGGTGGAAACTCTAAAACATATGAAGCAGCACAAATTTATCAAAGCGGTAAGTTCTTCCCAGAAGGTCTAGATATCTTCCCTGCTGATCCCGAGTTTGGTGATGCATTCACCAAGAATGATATCACATGGACTTGGAACGGCACATATTGGACTGTTGCAACTTTCTTAGATGATACTCAGTCCGAACCAGATCAGGGTGAGCGTGATGAGGCAGCTTTTGCATTCGAGAAAGCAAAAGAAATTGCAATTAAAGTTCTAAGACAGGAAACTATCACACCTCTCCAAACTTCTATTGCTCAAGTTATCGACACTACTATTGTTGATGATTGGGATGCTGATGAAAATCTACCTAAGTGTGGAACAGCTGCAGCTGCAGTTGATTCTCTCATGGGAATTATTATTCAGTCTATTGGAAATGACACTGATGGTAAGGGCAATTTGGATGATGTCCTGAAGACTAAACCAGAGCAACCATCCGCATATAATGTCCTCAATGACTCCTATGCTGATGCTGCTAACCTAATTGAATCCAACCTAATGTTCATTGCTAAGGAAGCATATGAGCGTATGTTGGTTGACTTCCCTGCATACTCTCCAAACACTGGCAATACTGCCAAGGATTGTATGGACGATGTTGTTACCGTTGCAACTGAGATTCTTTACAACCTACGTTATGGTGGCAATGACAGAACATGGGATGCAGCGAATGTTTATGTTACCAACGTTCTAAACGGTATCACTCTACCAACCTTTGTTGATGCTGAGCGTTCTGAAGCAGCAAGAGTATTTGAATATGCTAGAGACATTGCTGTACAAGTAATGAGAAATGAGACTGTAACCGTCTCCTCTGGTAACACTTATGTACAATACTTCGATAGAGGTATTACAGTTGATCCTAGCAACCCAACCTGTGCTGATCAAGCATCTGCAATCAACACACTATTTGGTATCATCATTCAAGCAATCGGTACTGATGCTGGTGTTGGTTCTATTACTTCTATTGCTAGAACGGAACCAACTGCTGCTGTACTAAACAATCCATATCAAATTGGAAATTGTTCTGACGTTCTTTCTACTATCGATACTCTAACTGGTATTGTATGTGATGCTCTGGTTCTAGGAATTGATAGTCTACCACCAGTAAACAATGGTGAGTGGGATTGTGCAAATGTTCGTGCTACAATTGAAACTCTATTTGATATTGTAACTGAAGCAGTAGATACCAAGTCTCTTGCAGGTCTACCACTAGTTAACACTGGCGACTTTACAACTAATAACGAAGCATCTAAGTGTTTCCGTGACGTTTCCTACATTGTTGACGCTGTTGTAAGTGACCTCAGACTTGGTGGAAACATCAGCACTGTTCAGGCAGGTGAAGCGTACTACGTTGGTAACGAACTCACCTTCATTGATGATGAGAAGACAGAGACAATTGATGCTTGGAACTATGTTGGAAGCATTGCAGTTGCTGCGATGCGTAACTTCAACTACCTACGCAAAGATTGCTCTACCACACAAGATTCTGCAATCGTTAACGTTGGATCTACCGAAGGTATTATCATCGGTATGAAAGTTGAGGAGTATGCTCAAGGAGACTTCACTGCAGATAATCAACTAACATCTGGTGCTACATTGATTACCAGCAATATTGCCGCTGATACATATGTCAAGCAAATTATCGACGATCAGAGAATTGAACTTGGTGTTAGGGGATCCAGATTGGTAACTGGTAACATTGTTACTTGTAATCAAACTTCTTCCAGCACTTATCTCTGGTTTACTTTTGATAGTGGTACATGGGCAGACGTTGCACCAACAGTAGATTACAGCATCACTCAAGCACAAGAATATCCTGAGTGTGCTAACATTGCTTCTGCAATCACTACACTGATTGGCAACATCACCACTATTATCAACAGTGGTCTTGGTTCTGTAACTAGATCTGAACAGCAAGTGAACACCAATCTACTTGCCGCTCGTGCTACAGTCTTTACTGTAGATACTACTGGTTTAGGTTCTACAAATGCCCACCAGTTTGAAACTGGTACTCCTGTAAGACTTGTACCACGTCCACGTTTTGACTATGAGACTGGTAAGTATGTTGATGTAGATAAGCGTTTGGTAAGACTACCAAATGGATTTGAAACTAATAGAACTTACTATGTAATTGCTCCAGGCAGAAGAACAGAACCAGAAAGATTCGACAGTCCTGGTGATGTTTTTGACGGATCTGATCAAACCAAGTTGATGCTCGCAACCTCTAAGGAGAACGCAGCAGCAGGTATCTACATCTATTCGTCCGAGACTAGCACAATTGATGAGAATGTAGAGATTGACATCTATCAGTTTGTTCTAGATGACAAGTACGATTTACATCAATACAAGTGTAAGTTGGACATTGGTGGCAGTGTTACCAATGGTATTAGATCTGATGTTTCTCACATCTTTGACTTACCTTCTACTGCTGTTACACCACAGAGAGTGTTTATTAGAGCACGCGAAGGATTTGAACTACCTAGAATTGGTGAGCAGGACATTGATGATGCATTCATTGCATATCAAGATGGTACTCAGCAAGGTAGAATCAATGCACAGTCTGAGTTCTTTGTTCGTTATCAAACTAACAAGGTCTTCACCTTGCACACTACGTTCTCTGATGCACAAAACAATCAGAACAGTGTTCAGTTCTTCCCTGGTCAAGATGATCTAGAGTTCAATGTATATGCTAACAAGCGTCGTTCGCCAATGCGCTTCGACCCAGCATACTCTACTTTAGAGAACACTACTGGTAAGTGGTATCTACAAGTCAAGAATGAGTCTGATGAGGACAGCGTAGATCCTAGTGTATATCAGAGCAGCATCCTCTGGAGACTGCATGATAAGGCATACAACGATGACTCTGGTAAGGTTAAGACAACTGACACATGGTTCACACGTCTTGAGGACACTAGAGATGCTGATGAGCGTATCTATCGCTTACGTTATGTCATTCCTAAGTATCTTGAGAACGCAAGAGATCCTATCAATGGATTTGTTATCAAGACAAGAACTGACGATACCCGTAAGTTAGTACCTCAGAAGATCCTACTCAAGCCTGTATCTGGCAACGTCTATGATGCATACTTTGAGAACCCACGTCAGTCTGGTGAGCGTATCGGTTGGACAACTGATGAAATTCTAGATGCAAACCTCAGCACTGATGCAGCATATGATCCATACAGAAAAGATCTAACTGGCGCTGGCATTAACTATGAGTTGTACATCCGCACCAGCAGCTTTGTCAAGGCAACAGTTCAGTCTGGTAGATTCATTCAAGATGAATTGGATGAGAATATTAAGTATCTAGAACTCACTGTTTATGACCTAGGTATTGATACCGTTAATGCATCTGGTCTAAGAAACGAAACCTTCACTACAGTTAAGATTACTGCTCCTCAGGGTGGTGCATTTGTAACTAACAAGACACAGAGCACTGTTGAGAACCAAGTATCCTTTACTGGATTCTCTTCTGGTCTTGCTAACATTCACGGTTACTTCAGTGTTGGATCTGATCACTATCTAATCATCAAGAATATCCGTGGTGGCATCCTTGAGTATAGTGAGTATGACAACGTAAGATTTACCCAAGGTACTGTCTTTGCAGACATGGTTGCTGACCAAGACTTTGGTAAATCTCTACCACTCAAGACACTCATCCGTAAGGGTTATCCTGAATACTACTACAAGCAGGAAGGTTCTAATGTCTACACCATGACTCCTGGTGATCTGGTACAAGACAATAAGGGCAATCAATACTATATTGAGTCTGTTGAGGATGTTGGAATCATCGACGATACCTTCTACATCTTTGGTGTAGATGAACTACAGCGTCGTATTCCTAACCAGCAAGATGGTATTTACTATCTCTCTGCTGTACGTGCTAACATCTCTCCATTCCCAACTGGTCCTGGTAACCAAGGTAACTTCCGTAACTTTAAGTTCTCTCAGCCAATCAGCAAACTTTATCCTCTCAACTACAAGAATGATCCTCTGTGGTTTAAGTATGCTGGTACTAGCGATAAGGAAAAGGCACTTGCTTTCGATCAAATTGATCCACCAGCAACCTTCTCTGCTGCTGACAACTACATCCACGGTCTAGTTACTGTTAACGACTTCAAAGGTTCTATCACTCGTGAGGCAATGTATGACCTCACACAAAATCCAGCGTTTATTAACAACACATATACTGGCGATAGATCTATTGAAGCACAAGAAGGTAATGCAACTTCTGGTTCTGAAGACCGTAAGATTCCTATTTCTGGTGATAGCAATGTCTTCACTGATCAGCGTTATTATGTTGAACTTAGAAGACCATCTATTGCTCGTGCTGGTAACCACACGTTTGAGTATCTTGGTTTCGGACCAGGCAACTACTCCACAGGTCTCCCAGCACGTCAGGAGATTGTCCTAACACCTACTGAGGACTTCTATGCCCAAAGTAAGAAACAGGACGCTGGTATCGTCTTCTACACAGGTCTAAACTCTAACGGTGACCTCTATATTGGTAACCGTAAGATCAACGCTATTACAGGCGAAGAGACCTTCCTTGAGGCAGCAGTTCTAACTGACTCTGCCGATGACAGTGAGGACATTGGAGCACTTGTTACCACATTCGATACTCCAGTTACATTTAACGAGAATATCACCGTTGTTGGTGGTGATGGTTCTGAGTTCAGCACCTTCACATCTCCTCTAACTGTATCTGTCAACGATAATGACCTTACCAAGCAGCGTTATTCGTTCATTGTACGTTCGAACGTCGCTTCTCAGGATCAGGTAACTCTTGCTGAGCAAGATGAAACCCTAGACAGAACCTCTTATATTCCAGCAGATTTAGGTGATATTCGCCTTGATAAGAACAAAATTTCCGCGGCTATTTTTGAGTGGAATCCCCGTCTGAATGGTCAAAACTATCAGATTCAGACACATACTGCTGGTGGTTTCCCATCTAACGTAACACCTAATCAGTCTGCTGATTATGATGCTTCAGATCTTGCAAATAGTGGAACTTCTGTTAATGCTGATCTGCAGAACGTTAATTACTCTGGTGTTGTTCCCGAAGCAGGAGATATGCTCCTCAAGGGTAAGGAAGTTGGTGGATCTGGATCTCTTGGTTGGATTCTTGCAAACTACTTCCAGAATGTAGCATCTATTGGTCAACTTATCTTTGATAACAGCAATGTTGTTAAGATTACTTGGGTTGACTCTAATCAAAACAGCCTTACTAACAGACAAGTTGGTATTACTGGATCTTCTCAGATCAGACTCTCCAACATGTACTTTAATGAAGAGCTGAACCTAACATGGCAAGTTGTTTCTCCAGAGGGTGATGTATTCTCCCCAGACAAGAATTACTGTCACTTCTTAGTTGGAAATGCTATTGGCACAGACACTCTAAATTGGAGTGATATTCTAGATGGTACAATCGAAGAACCACCTGCAACTGTTGATCCTGCAAATCCACCTACTGTTGAGTTCTCTAACTCTTCTTGGAAGGAGTGGGGTTTAATTGGTGGAGAAGCACTTAGAACAGATACTGAAACTATCGGTCAATATAGACTTGGCGTTAACACTGTTGCAAGAGCGCCACAATCTTCCTATCAAATGGGATTTGTCCATAGTGCAGCAACACCTGCTGCTAACTTGGATGTAGTTGGTACAGCATTCATCAGTGGTCGTATTACCGAAGACTGGTTAGATCATACCGAGTTTGCAGACCGTGACAAGACAGCACAGCGTGTTGCATTTATTGTTGGTGGTGATCATGTCACTCCAACTGATTACGCAACTCTCCGTGTTTCTACTGCTGGTGGTGCTATTCCTGAGGCAGGAAGACCTGCAAACTTAGGTTACCTAGGTGTTAATGCTAGTGATGCTGAATTGGATCATGCTCTAACTGTAATTGGTGATGCAAGATTCACTGAGGACGTTAGATTCCAAAGAGACATCACAATTTACACTGACGGTGGCACAGATACCGCCGAAATCAGAACTGGTATTACCACTGGAACATTTGATATTCTACCTAATACCACATTTACTGGTACTCTCAGAATTGCTCCTTGGGTAGAAGTTGTTGAACTGTTCAACACAACTCAGCAACCACAACTAGTTCAACTTGGTACTACATCTTATGACAGCACTGTACAACTCGGTGCTACACCAAATGCACAACCAGGCGGAGAACTAACAAACTCTAGAGTCTGGATTGGTGGTGCATACAACAACAACGAATCTCTATCTTATACTCTTGTAAGAACAAAGACGTTCAACACTTACGGTGACTTCTTCCTAGGTACTCAGCGTGGTATTGGTGATGAAGTAAGACTAAGTGCTTCTGCATCTACTGTTTCCTTCTTCTCTAACTCTGGTGGTCCTTCGATCATCAACTTCGCTACAAATGCTTCTGAAGTTAACATCGCTGGTCAGGGTGGTAAGACTACCATTAACAACCAGTTGGAAGTTATCGCTTCTGCTAAGTTTAACGGCGATGTTCACATCTGTGGTGGTGTTGCTTCGTTCTCCTTTGTTGGTGGAAGAGGACAAATTGGTAGTGCTATCGTTGCTCATGATGATGGTGTTCTCAGTGAAACCGAATTCAATAAGAATATTGATATCATCAACGTCGAAAGACTACAACTTGGTGATGAAGGATTCCAGCAAATTGATACCGCTGGTGGTGTTGGATCTGTTTGGGGTGGTGCAGACTACCAGACTGATCAAGGTAAGGGTCTTCCAGTTCTAACTGGTGACGAATATTACCTACCACTTAAGTATTCTGTATTCGACAATGATGATGAGATCCTCTACTCTGTTGGTGATTATCTCCTAGTTGACACTACAGTTTCTGGTGCAAGACATCCTGAATTCTTACAGATTCTAGAACTAACACAGGTTGGTGCTGCTGGTGCTCCACCATCGAATGGTATCTACATTAAGGTTAAGCGTCAACCATTTGGTACATTTACTGCTATCAGAACTGACCATCCAGATACCACTTCTGTCTACAAAGTCAACGTACAGTTTGACTCTACATGGACTGAGCAAGCACTAGACAATACTGGTCCTACCGACAATGTATATCTTGCAGAGTTTGGTGGTGCTCTACAGACTGGTGATTATGTAATTATTGACCGTGAAGATACCGATAATGACGGAATCTTTGATCAGGGTGAAGTTATCCTCTATCAAACACCTCTGGTTCAAAACGTACAGAAGTTCAGAATTTCTAACTGCGGTGATCCTGACACTGATGTATTCGTTGTAGATTCTACTACTGGTGAAGTCACCATCGGTAATCCTGATGTTCCAGGATCTCAACTGGTTGTTAACTCTAGCTTCAGAGTTGATGGTGGTTGTGGTTCTCTGAGTGATATTAGATTCACTGCTAGTGCAACTGTTGGTCAAAATTATGTTGACAGTGTAGTTGTTACTTCTCCTGACAAAGTATTCACTGACATTAAAGTTGGTGACTACCTCGTTCAGAAAACTGATGGTGCTTCTGTCAAGTGTGATATCGATACTAGAATCATCTATGTCGAAGAGCATATTAATCAGGCAGGAAATGGCACTGTAAGAAGACTTTGGTTGGATAGACCACTACTTGGTGGTTCTACTGGAACATTTACATTTGCTGCTGAGCGTAACGAACTCTTTGAAGTAAGCGATGGTCAGGGTAACCTAACCTTCGAAATGAATACTTGCTCTGGTTCTGCAACTCTTGGTAACTTCGTAATGAGAAGTGAACTAGAGTTTGCATTCTCTACCTCTGGTGATATCGATGAAGGAGATCCAGCTGGCGTTGCTGATCTAATTGCTTCTATTGATATTGAAGATGTCAGAACCAACTGGATCGCTGAATCTTACTGGTTCGATCCTCAGTGGATTAACGCTGGTGGTCCCTCCACTACATTAACTGGAGCAGTTGCTAGTGGAACTGACGTTACAGTCGGACAGTTAAATGTTCAAGGCGTTGGTGAAGGTAACGGTGTATTTAAAGTCGATGATTTGATTTGGGTTGGTGCTCCAACTACCGCTGCTACTGGTACTGGTGAGTTTGAAATCATGCAAATCACCGATATTCAGGGTGTTGACGTTGGAAGTCCTGTATTTATTACCAAGAGATACGTAGAAGGAACTACTGATGGCACTGGTCCTGGTAACAGCTACTACAACTGGCCAACTGGTTCTGTTGTTAGAAGAGTTCTTAAGCACCCTGAGTGGTCTAGAATTAAGGACATTCAGATCAGACAGAGACCTACATCTGGTTCTCCAGTACCTATCGGTTCTATTATCCTTGAGAAAGGATATATTGTCCAGCAAAAACTAGACTACACCAACTGGATTAAACTAAGAAATCCAAATAATCCAACACAATCTAACACGAGCGTCTTTAGCTACATTGAAGATTGGAACAACTATTGGTTCCATGTTCCTGCCAACATGTTTGGCAAGAACCATGCAAATATCAATGACGAGCAACAGCAAGATGGTGCTATTCCTTACAGAAATGGTACACTCACTGTTGCAAACGATCTGAAGTTTGCTGGTGGTTCGATTGAAGTCTATGACTCTGTTAACAAGACTAGATTGTTCTCTGTCATCAATGATGACGGTCACCCCGATCACATCGGTCTTGTATCTTGGGATGCTGCGGTTATCGGTCGTGGTCCATTCACCCTGTTTGGTGTCACTGCTCCAGAAGAAGTTATTCTAAACCCAGAGTCTGATGTTCCAACATTCCGTGTTGACAGTGATGGTAATGCACAGATTAAGCAAACTCTAACGATTACAGGTGCAACACCTGCTGTTGGTACACTAGGTTCTCCAAACATTGAAAACTTCAAGGTCGGTAACCTAGGTGAAGATGGTGCTTCTGAGTTTACAATTAAGCAAGATCGCTCGATTAATGCATTTGGATTCACCAACTACTACACAGCATCTGGTGGTAGACATACCCGTTACATTTCTTCTGCAAGTGATGAAGCGGATCTGTTCCTCACACCAAACGTGATCTATATGGTTAACACAACTTCTGCTACCACACTAATTGTAACACTACCTGATGGTGCTAGAACTGGTGATACAGTCAGAATTGTTGATGTTGGTGGTAACCTAAATTATAATACAAGCCTAGTTTTAAGAACTCCAGAAACTTCTGGAACTCCAATCCAAGGTGATAGCACTGGCACTTTACTTGGTGGCAGAATTACACCTTACCCCTCTGGAGAACTAGTTGTACAAACTGCTAACGCAGCGTTCACTCTAATCTACCTAGGAGGAGAAGATAGCAATGGTCAGATCGGTATTCCTGCTTCTGTACAAGGTTGGTGGTTGATGGAGGTCTGATAAGTGGCATCTTACAACAGGATCAAGGCACAGAAAGCCTCCCCAATCGGCACTATGATGCCATGGGGAGGCAACGGGGCACAAGGTGCTTCGGAAGATAACATCCCTGTGGGTTGGATTACTTGCAGGGGACAAACGTTGCGAGCAGTGGATTATCCTCTTCTCGCACAAATTATTGGCAATACATATGGTCCCTTTGCGGAACCAGGACAACCATTTATTGGCATTTCAAATCAGTATCCAAACTATACTGATTCTGATATTTTTAATCTACCAAACATTAATGGTAGAAGTTTGATGGACATCGAAGCAGCACGCTTAGATCCATCTACTCTACTTAAAGTTGGTGAATATATCACAGAGAATGGTGCAGATGCTGAACCGCCTACCAATGTTCAAGCGTATGTGAATATTCTATTCCAAGTAGAACCTGCTGCTGACCTTGCAGGTAAAGTTGTTGGAATCGATATGGAAGATCCAGCATATTTTGATACAATCAGAACTATTCCAAGAAAATTGGGTGTTGACCATACACCATCTCATTCACACTCACAACCTGAGGGTGATCAATATACTACAGCAGCTTTATCTGGTTATTATGCTGGTGTGTTTGAAGCAGGAAACTTTGAAACTCAAGATAATGAATGGTTAACTGGTTCTGATACTGGTCTAAACGATGCTGAACCAAATGCTGATAGATTTGATGATACAAATGGTGGTATTAGAAGAGTTACATGGTATGACGCAGATAACCAATCGTTGGTGTCACTAGAGGGATTTAAAGATACTACTAATGCATCTGCTGTTCTTCCCGTAGTAAAGACTAGAAATATTCCTTCATATGGAAATACCGCATCATTTGCTGACGGCGGCACTGCTATTGCTGGTCAACAACAACCCGCATTCACTGGTCCTTTTCCTTTTGGTGGTACTTATCAAGGTTTTAGAAATCATTACGATACTACAGATACTGCTGCTGAGATTGGACAAGATGAAACAAAAACATATCCAGTTTGTTTGAATCACAATGCTGATTCGTTTGCATCAAACTCGATGGCATCTCATAATCATTTCACTGTTGATATTTCGATGAATCGTGGTCAGATGAATCTTCCTACCAACATCCTCATAAATAATATGACGACGGGAACTCTTCAGGCTACAAGCGTAGACTCAGCACTTTCTGTGCAGATGAACCCAAATACTCCATCGTTAACGACAATGATGATTATGAGGGCATACTAATGGCAGTATATTACAACAAAGAAAAATCAAAAGTAGGAACTTTAACGGGGACTGTTATTACATGGGCAAGACAATTGTCCTCTAATGATATTGGTGATACATCTACACTATCGGTTTTACCACAAGGATACTTGAGGTGTGATGGAACTGTTTATTCCGCAGAGTTGTTTCCCTTGCTCGCAGAAGTTTTGGGTACTGGAAATTCTTGTAGATTCAGAAAAGAAGGGCAAACGCTGTTAGACAATCAGTTTCAGGTTCCTGACTATGGTTCTAAGTCTATTAGATCATCTACTGGTTCAAACTTAGGTACTTATTTGGATATTGAAGTTGTTGATGATGCTGGCGCTACGATTAAAAAATCTGGTGTTGGACTGGAAGTATTAACAAACGTTGGTACATTGTATGAGGTATTGTACCAAGGATCAATGTTCCTCCCTAGTCAGGTGTTGGAAATTCCTGGTCAACCAGGTTTTTCTAAGTCTACTGGTAGTTACACAGAAACTTCTGAGGTTCTTGCACAAGCAATGCAACCACATGCTCACTTCCATGATGGTTCTAGAACCCGTGTTAGAGCAAACGCTTCTACAACTGGTCTTGAGACACAGGCAAATTGTAGAAACTTTGCTTTTCAAAGAACTACTATCGAGGTTTGTTCTTGGTTTGGTGCAACAACTCAGGAACTATGCCGTGCTGCAGCATCTCGTGTTGCTACTGGTGGAGGAACTAATGTTAAAAACTACAATGGTTGTAACGTAGAAGGTTACGCAGCATGTTTTTCTGGTTGTACTTTCAACGTATCGCCATCTAACAGATGTTTGATTCCAGGTAACTGTAGTGTTGCACAAGGGTGTGATTTTCCTATCTCTGCTGGTAGCACCAGTTGTGGATTTGGTGCTAAAGGTGGTGTGCAACAATCAACCTGTGGAAGTGTTACATATTCTGGTACATTCTTTACTGAGTGTGTTCCAACAGTCTATGTTTTAGGTGTTCCTGGATGTGCTGTTGGTGGTCCACCAGCATATGATTTTGATAATGTTGTTCTACCAGCAAACTACAATTTTCCTGAGTTACCATTTGATGCAAGTGTTGACTCTGATGTTGAAGTTTATGCTGGTGTATCAAACATTATTCAAGACACAGTTGAATTTGGTAATGAAGGAATACATAAACATGAGTTGCCATTGACTCAAGAACCACATACATATGTGGTTACAACAACACCAACATTTGTTCCTTCTGATGAACTATCATCTAGAATACGAATTGATGTGAATGAGTCTAAAAAATATGATGCCTATATTCAGCCTTACATTGTTCAAGAGTTTCTCATTAAAGTATAATGCCGACATACAGAGGTAACTTAGCTAATTACTATTCCGATAAGGGTGGTCACTATGCACCTATCGGATCGATTCTACCTGTCTTGGCAGATAAGGCATATTCTAGTGACAATCAAAGTCCTGAGTATTCTTATCAGGATTATTTGTATTGCGATGGTTCCGAATATCTTATTAGAGATTATCCACAGTTATATGCAGCTGTAAGAAATAACTATGGTGGATCCTCTTCATTCTCAAGAACAACATATGCTGAATATGGTGGACTGCAAAGAACTTTATGGTATAATGATGATTGGTTCTTTGTATTTTCTCCAGATCAAACAGTAAACTCTACATTTAAATTTCCTTTTCCATATGATTCTAGTTTTATCATTGATGTAGATAAGCAAGTAACGTTAACACAAATTGATTTTGTGTTTGCTAATGATAATACTGTAGAAAATTTAAATATTCAGACACAAGTAGCGCATGGTTTTGCTGTTGGTGATTGGGTTACATTGTATGGTCTGGGTGTAGATGAAACTACAACCGAATGGTTAGAAAGTACATTCGTTGTTAGTGCTCTAGATAACACTGATCCTACCAAAGCAACTTTGTTCATTCAAGATGAACAAACACCACCAGTATCTACATTCTATAGTGGATATTATGCTGGAGATTCTATTCAGTCTCCTGTTTCAATGTTGTTTAGTGCTCGTTGTTTTGTTGGCATGGGTCGCTTGATCGACAACAAAACAATGAAACCTTTCACTCTTTATAGATTGAAAGAACCAACACAAGACATGAAAACTGGATTGAATGGGCAGTATGATCCATCTCATTTCCTTTATCGTGTTGAACTAGGTACAGATCAATCTCCGTTTGATCCTACTGCAGCAGATCAAACGTTAATGACGATTGATTTTGCTTTCCAAACAATATTATCACAACCACGTCTTAGAATTACAAAAACTTTTAACTTAAGTGATACACCTTATCAAGTTGGTACGTTTGCAGTACCAGACTTAAGAGATAGAAAAGTTGTTGGTTACGGTGCTGTAGATGGTATTGGGTCTCCAGTTGTTGAGGATGCATTAAATAATTTTGTTGGACAAACTGGTGGACAGTGGTTTGTATCTAAAGATGAGATTCAAACTCCTGGTGTATTTTATACCATCGGTGATGTTACAACTAGTGGATACTCAAATATTACTGCTACTGTATCTGCTTACCTTTCTGGTAGTGTTAACTATACTGTTGGACCTCTTGGTGACGTTCCTCTTAACAAACCACCAACACATTTCCACAAAATTTTAACATCTGAAGCAAGTGAGTCAACTATTGTTGAAAGAGGATCAATTCCCGTTGATGAATTTGCTGCATGTTATAGAACTAACAGAGCTAGTGTTATTAGTTTTGAACCAAATACACCAAACACCCTACAACTTGAGCACTCACATGGTTTGATTGGTGCTCCTCTTTCTAGTGGTAGTCTTGCCACGTTTGGTAACATTGACGGAATTGGTGACTTTATTGATAATGGTGATGGTACTATCAGTTATAAAATTACTGCAACTCCACCACTTGGATTAGCTGGTCCTCTTCAATATGATTCAAACTCTGGATATGTTACAGTTGACACAACAACATCTCATGGACTATCTGCTGGTGATGTTGTCTCTGTCTCTGGTGCTGATCAAACAGAGTATAATGGTATTTTCAGTGTAGAAGCAACTGGTCTTGGCGTAAGTAATTTTAATTATATTCCAGAAACTGCCCCATCAACAACACCAGCAACTGGTCCTGTTATTGTTAAGTTGGCAGATGGTTATTATGACGAGGTGGATACTACACCACAACCTAGAATGTATGTGGTTGATGATCAGACAGTTATTGGTGGTAAAACAAATGTAATTACACTACCAGGTGCTGGCATTTTGTTATCTGATACTCTTATTGGTGATGGTACTAATCCAGACTCTGGTATTGTACCACTTCCAGATGCAAATACTGTTGG